GCACGTTGTTATAGCGCAGGATGTCGCCCTCGCTCGGCACGTCCGCCGTCACTCGTCTTGGCATGGTGTCCTCCTTTCACTCGACTAATCTGATGTGATACTCGATCCTCGAGCCGCCATGCCTGACCCGCTGGCGGCTCATTTTTTTAATGGCTTGTCGCAGCGCCTCAAAGGCTTCCTCGCTGCGCACCGTCGCCTCGATCTCCGGCGTTGCCCCGTGGTAAACATCCCACGTCGTCGCCATCTTCAAAGTCTGCATTCCCTTCGCGCTCCTTTCTCGCAATAATGCGAGTTAATGGATAAAAAAATGCGGTTGGCGTCCTCGTTCGACAGCGGAATGGCTTCCATCATACGATGGACCTCGCCGATGGTGAATTTCTCACCACCAGCCCCCAGTTTCCTGTACAGCGTCGAGGCGTCAACCCCAATTTTCTGAGCCAATTCGGGCACACCGATGCCCTTTGACTTCATCATATCCACTAACTCTTTGACGTTAGTCTTCATTCTTTGCACTCCTTTCTTGCATAAATGCGAGTTTCTATTTTCTTTTATACCACTCGCATTTCCGCAAGTCAAGCATTATTTTCGCATTTTCGCAAATTTGTACTTGCGCTTTTGCAAATTTGCGATTATTATAGTCCCTGAGGTGATGCATATGACTACCGGAGAACGCATGAAGTCCCGCCGAAAACAACTTGGTTTCTCGGCGGAATATGTCGCCGACAAGCTCGGCTGCTCTCCTTCTACAATTTATAGATACGAAAATGGCGATATTGAAAAAATGCCCTTGGATGTTCTTGCCCCGCTGGCCTCAATCCTTTTGGTGAGCCCTGAATATCTGCTTAACGGCAGCGGGATAGAAAAAACCGCCGACCCGAAGGTCGACGGCCTTTCCCCATTAGAAGCGCGCTTGATGGAATTGGTTCGCCGGCTTACCGACGATCAGAAGGAGATGCTGCTGGCCCAAATAGAACTTCTACTAAGTAAGCAAGAATAGCTTCCTGATTCTCAGGGGTAAGCTCGCGGAACTTTGCAAGGATCTCTCGATCAAGTCGGTCAAACATTGTGACCTCTCTTTCCCTCAGAAGCTCCCGATGATTGTATTCGGCGCCGCAGAACAGTATATACCATTCTGCCCCGCCGTTCCACCTGTAATGTTTCCCGGCAAAAGGAGGTGCTGCTATATGAAACGTGCAAACGGCAGCGGCTCGATTGTCAAGCTATCCGGCAATCGCCGCCGCCCCTATATGGTTCGCGTCTCCGCGCGCGATGAATACGGACACATTGTCCAGCGCGCCCTCTCTTATCACGAAAAAGCCGCCGACGCCCAGGCCGCGCTTGACGAGTACAACCGCAACCGCCTCGAAGGCAAAGCCCCCACCGCCGACCGCATGAATGTTACCCTGCAGCAGGTCTTCGACGGCTGGAATGCCCGCACTTATCGCAAACTGAATCCGAAGAGCATCGCCGCGCACAATTCCGCGTGGAATAAATGCGTCAGCCGGTACGCAGATCGAAAAATTCGCTCCATCACTCTGGATGACTGGCAACATCTTCTCGACGAACGCGAGGCGGCTGGTCGCTCGCAAAGCACGATCAATAACGTCGCGTCTCTGATTAAGCAGTTGTGCTCTTACTCGATGGAGCGTGATATCCTCGGCAAGGACTACTCGCAGTATCTTGATGTACCGTCCGTCGACCTAAAGAATCCGCGCGGCGCGCTGACCGATACGCAGCTCAAGAGCCTCGAAAAGCTCGCTGCCTCCGGCGAGCCCTGGGCCGATACCGTATTGATCCTCTGCTATACCGGCTTCCGCATTACCGAGTTTTTGACGCTCACCCGCTTTTCCTATCACCCCGAGGATGGCGGCTACCTGCAAGGCGGCTTGAAGACCGAGGCCGGGCGAAACCGCATTGTTCCCATTCACCCGAAGATTCGCCCCTATCTCGACCGCTGGCTCTCCCGCAATGGTGACATGATCATCTGCGACGAGAACGGTGCTGCCGTTGATTCCGACCGTTACCGTGCCTATTTTTCCGCACTGATGAAAAAAATCGGCATTCCGAACGCGACGCCACACTGGTGCCGTCACACCTTTGCAACACTGCTGCACACGGCCAATGTCGACGAGCTCACCGTCAAGTGGCTTATGGGGCACTCCACCCGCAGCGATATCACGGCTCACTACACGCATGAGACGATCGCCGTCCTGCGCACCGCCGTCCAGAAGATCGCTTGA